GATCTAGCCCACACTGTCTTTCCACACGAGACCCTTGGGTCTACCTACAAACAGTTAGCATGGCACGGCGGTGAGTCCCGCAGGGCGAGAGGGAGGGGCAGGGGCCCCCCCGGAAATCCCCCCGTGCCCGCCGCGCGGCGGGCCAGGGAGGGGGGAACACTTACCCACAGCACCACGTACATTGTCATCCACCCAATCCTTCAACTCAAAAGGAACCGAAAATTCCCCATCCGGACTAGACCAAGGCACGCTCACCGGTCGGTACTTCCAATCAGCGTAGGCAGTAAGCGAGGAGAAGCTGCACGCTAGTTGTCGAGGAGCCAGACGCGCAGCAGAGTCGAAAAACTCCTCACGAGTCCTAGCAAGAATGATCTCAAACCAGGCGTCATTGGAGGATCGCTCAGAGCTATCACCATCTCCGCCGGGTCTAATCCCCTTCTCGCCGACGATATAATGCCCCTCTTTCGTGCCTGCATGCTTTCCCACGTAATCCCAGCCTCGTTCAGGTTTAACGCGACGGACTCGTATGTTAGGAACACGCGTTCCAATCTTGAATGTTGCTCGTGCATCGTTGTCGGTGTAAGGCTCGTCAAAGCACAGCATAGCGTGGAGATGAGGCTTTCCATCCTGATGTAGCTCTCGACCAATCCGATAGTCGCATCCAAGTCGTTCAAGCAAAGCGATAAGGCCATCCGTATCGAATCCATCGGGAATAGTGGGGTAGGTAAGCATGAAGAATTGTTCATCGTTGAGCTTGTACTTGGCAGGCATGTCGATTTTTCTGGCGAAATCTAATGTTATAGCCAGAAAAAAAAACGCGTCCCTCAAACCCCTATAAATACCCCTCCAACCCCACCCCACCACCCCAACAAAATGCCGTACGCCCGGAGATACCAAACTTATCGCCGAACTTATCCCCGCCGCGCTTACCAACCAAGCCGGAGTTACGGAGTTAGGCGTCCTTATTACCGTCGTCGTTATTAATCATGCCGTACTATCCCCGCCGTCGCTATTACTCTGGTTACCGCCGATTTGGCCAGCGCAAGAATGTTCTCAACATCACATCACGTAAGAAGCAGGACACAATGCTTCCCTGGACGAACACCACCGCCTCTGCCCCAGCGGGAGGCACCACTTTCACCAACGCCGCCGCAGTCCTTGTGGGGGGTAACACTTACATTTTCCCTTGGCTCTGTACCGCACGTGACAACACCCTCGCCAACGGCACCCCAGCCACAGTCTTTGTCCCCTCCGCACGCACAGCCACAGAGTGCTATATGCGAGGCCTCAAGGAACGCATCCAGGTCCAGACCAACACTGGCATGCCATGGCAGTGGAGAAGGATCTGCTTCACACTCAAAGGCGACACCCTCTCCCAGTACAATGAAACCGCCTACAAAATCTTCGACGAGAACACCGACGGGTGGGCTCGCATCGTGTCCAACACCGGAGCCAACAGCAACCTCGCCCTCGCCATAAGGAATCTCGTATTCCGTGGCCAAGTCAACGTCGATTGGTCCGCCGTCTTCAACGCCAAGGTAGACAACAGTCGTATCACAGTCAAGTACGACAAAACGTGCTACATCCGATCCGGTAACGCTAGCGGTGTTATGCGGGACTACCACAGGTGGCACCCAATGAACGCCAATCTCATGTATGATGACGATGAGGCCGGCACTAGCATGGTCCCCAGTTATTTCTCGACCGAGGGTAGACAGGGCATGGGGGATTATTACGTATTAGACATCATTGCAGCGGGCTCTGGAGCAACATCGAGTGACCAGTTGACATTCAACCCCCAAACTACTCTGTACTGGCACGAAAGATAGGCTCTCGCAGTTCGTAGAACAAACAGTTTTCCTCCATCCAATCCCATTCAATCTTGCTTTTGTTGTGATCGTCCATTCCAATTTCGTCCCTTGGATCCCTGTTGCAGATGAAGATGCTTGGCTTGCCCCACTTAACCCTTCGCTTACCCTTGTACTTGTCCTGCACCATAAACTCAAATTGACCACCAAGCCAATCCTTGTACTGAAAATAGCCAGCGCGCAAGCCATTGGCCATATCATCAAAGATAGCGTACTCAACAGTTTCGTCAAAGTCAGCCAGGTTCCACAGGCCCCCACAGTAATAGTGGTTGCCTAGTGATCTAGCCCACACTGTCTT